CCAAAAGCAACAGAGGAATTGAAATAAGTATGAGGCAAAATTCATCTTTTAAATCTCCCTTATGTGAATCAATTACTGCTTTCTTAAATTCAACTTCACCAGTAGCCATACGTTCAGCCATTTTTAATTCAGCCACAGACTCTAGCTCTTTTGTTTTTCTTCTGTTTGCTGCAATACTCATTCCAGTTTTAATCATGCCTGGAACTAACTTAGATGCTAGACTTAACCACATTAGACCTCCTTTGCTGCTCTCATTTTACCGGCAAGCTTACCAGCTCTAGCTGGAGTTTGTTTTGCCCATAAACTGTCAAGCATTTGGAAACTAGCTTCACCATAATCTTTAGTGTCTAGTGCTTTCCACATATTCTTAAATTTAGATACGCCACCCTCACCTATTTGGTACACCATGTTAATAATAACTTCTTTAGCTGTATTATTAATTGGTCTATCACCTATAAGTCTTTCAGCAGCTTCTAGTGTTCTTTGAAAATCAGACTCAAATACTTTTTCACCCTCATCTTTAGTATATTCAATACCATGTTCATAATCATCATCAGGTGTAATTTTGTGTCCATAAAAAATAGTATCAAAACCCTCTGAGCATTGGTAAATCTTATTTACATAACCCTCACAAAGTTTAATTTCTTCTTTTACTTCTTCGTACATCAGTTTTCCTTTTTAGATTTGTTGTGAATACAATTCGGTAGTACCAAACTTTTGAATAAACTTTTCTGCAAAAACACTCTATTGCTAAGATTATTTTCTCTAATACTTTCATATTCTACTCCTAACACCGGCAACCCTCACAGTTACAAAGTTCCTGGTCAAATTTATTTATGTGTAAATCATCTTGGCAATGACAACCACAATGGCAAGATTTACATTTCTTTTTTCTTTTCTTAGGTTTTGGAAATATTATTTTATCCAAGTGATCCGCAAAAGAATCTAAATAACCAAATAATTTATAAATAATTTTATCTAACATTTTATTCTAAAATAAGTTTTTTAATTGAGTAAGAACCATCTATATTTTTTTCAAGCTCAGCCTTTGTCTTGACGCAAGAATAAATAACTCTTGAATTACTTTCTACTTGACGCATAGATAAACGCTTGCCTTTAAGACAAGTAGATAAGTCAGGTTGAATTCTTGCTTCGGTGATTTGATTGTTCACCAATAAAAGTAAAGCTATAACCATCTGTTCCATTAATGACCTCCATTGGCTCTAACTTTGTCTTTTATAATTTCTAATTGATGTTTAATTTTTTCAATATCACTCATAGCGTATTTAATATTTACGTTGTTATTTCTCATAAGCTCCATTTCTTTTTGCACAGACTCTAGTTGGGAAGCTATATGTTCTAGCAACATAAATTGCTCTTGATCAGTTGGTAATTGTTCTGATTTTTTTAATAGATCAGCTTGAAATAATTCTCTACTTGTTTCAAGTGAGCCAATCCTATTTTCTAATTCAAAAAAACTTACTGTTGCAATTACTGCACCAGCTACAATAGCTATTAAATTTTTTGCTGGTAATTGTATTCCTGTATTTTCTGATAGTTTTAAATTTTTCATAATTTATTACCATGATCTACCATTACAATTTTGATGCCTAGTTTCTTTTGCTTAGCAGATGGTGTACGCCAAATTTTTCTGCGGTACGATTTTACGTTCTTGCGATATGTATTAGTTTTAATGTCAAGCAATTTGACTTTGCCATCAGGCGAAACTGCAACTAAATCAAATGGACATTGTGGATCACAAGCTTTGGCCACCCAATAACCTTGTTTAGTTAAATTAACTATTTCTTGGTATTCACCAATTGTGCCTTTGATATTTGTTGTTAGCTTAGTAGATTTACTATTAGGCTTATCAAGGAACTTAGGCTTACTAGACCTACTGCCCATAAAAGTTTATAAACATTGTCCACTTTAATATCTAAGTGAGCTAAATGATTATCCTTTATTACTGAAATCTTGTTGTGTATGAGTTTGATTTCACCTTGTAATTTTATAATCTGTTCTGAATTTTTTTGTGATTGACTAGGCATTTTAGTTATTCATTTGTTCTTCTAATTGTGAAGATCCAATTGTTATAGCTCTTACAAATGAAACAGCTTTTGCTTTATCTTTCCAATTAGCAGCAAGTTCTACCAAAGCATCAATACCTTTATCACTAATCATGGCTCTTGCTATTTCCTCTGATGATTTTGTAAATGTTCTTTTTTGAAACCACTCACCAACCATACTTAAAACTGGCAAACCACCTTTAACACCAATAAATTGTGATATAGTTCTGTTCTTGCAGCAGTTTGTGATCCTACTTTCGCATAATAAGAACTAGCCTTTAAAACATTTGCAAAAGAATTTACTGATTTAACAATATCTGCTCTATTTACATTTTTGTTATTATTTTTGGCTACTTGAAATAATATTTCAACAAAATTATCTTTTTGTCTTGGATTTTTCATTATTGAGTCATGGAATATCATTCCAATTCTTTTACCTTTTTCTGTGCCATCAATAGCTGCTTTGTTAAACATATTACTAAAATATGTTGATGCTACATCATTCCATAAATTAGGAACTTTACTCTTGTTAATAGATGAAGCTAGTCTTGATAATTCTTTTGCAGATAAAGTATCTGAGTTTAAATATTTATATAATGTTGCAACTGTGTCTGTTTTAGTTGCAGTTTTTGCATCACTTAAATCTTTAAATAATTTAGTTACCGATCCATCTGTTAAAGGCTCTGCCCATTTTTTAGTAAATGTAATATATTTTTCTTGAGCCTTAGACCAATTTTTATTTGAACTTAAAATTTCTTTAACTGCTTCTGTAGCTTTTTTGTATTGTGCTATATCAACACTAGATCCTATTGTTGAAGCTTTACCAGATACATCAAAAGTAGTATCTCTTAATGTTGTATATAAATTATGTAAAGCTTGTCCATTCTTACCAGTTTTAGCTAATTCTTTTATTTTATTAGATTGTCTTGTTAAAATTTTAGAAACTTCTGGTGAAGCTTCTTTTGCAAGATTCATAAATGTAATTGATAAATTGTCTAAGCTTTGTGAGTCGTAAGTAAAGTTTTTAATCTTTGTACCACCAGCTAATTTCCAAGCATCACCTCTTTGGTTTTGCAAGGCAATAGCAGCTTTTTTTAACTGCTTATACATTGTAGTTGTATCTTTTGCAGTTATAAGACCATTAGATTTACCCCAGTTAAAAATATAATTTTTTAATTGTGCTGGTCTTGATTGCCAAAACTTATCAAAAACTGCATCGCCAACCATAAGAGAAGTCATCGTACCCTCTACTGATTGAACAGCAGCACTACCAGTTGCTTCACCAGCTGTAAGCTTTAAACCATATTTTTTAGCATCTGCTTGTATTACTTTTGCTTTTCTAATAATTGCATCAGATGGTAAAGTGTATTTACCTAATACTGATGCGTTACCTCTACTTAATGCGTATAAATCTAAACCAATATTTAAAGGTACAGAAAGTCCATATGCAAGTGCTTCATTACCAGTACCCATTTCAACTCCAGCTTTGACCGCACCAGCACTAGCTCCTGTAGCTGACAATGTAGTTTTAGCTTTTGTACCTTTTGCTAGAATACCACCAGAAGCAAATTCTGCCATATCACCTACTACTTTTCCAGTATTAGTTTTAGGTTCGTAAGTTAAAAAATTATCTCTAATGATTTCTCCTGGTCTAATTTTATTTTCTTTTTTATTAGAAAGATAAGATCCCTCTATATCTTTTACTTCTGTACTATCAAAACCGGCAGCTGTAGCTATTTTGTTAAAAACATAAGATGAGCCAGCATCTAGAGCATCAACTAACATAAATGGTAAATCTATTACATAGGTTAAACCAGTAGCATATTTAGTTGCAGCAGATGCAGTAACATCACCAGCTTTTTGTATAAAATTTAATTCTTCGTT